ATCAGCTGGCAAGGTCACTGCTAAAACATTGGTTGTTGCGTCAAACTCTAAGTCTACGCCCATACCTCTGCAAAACCAGTGGATTCTACTTATCGATACACCAGAACAAGCTCTACCTTTGCTATCAGATTTTAATGCCGAAACATCAACTTTTTTAACAGAGGATTCGCCTGTGCCGTCAGATTCATTAGTAAATTTAAGTATGGCAAGCCTCTCACCATCTTGTATGGTTTGTGAGGTTACTGTATCAGCCATTATTTACTCCTATAGTTCTGTTACTGCTGTACGTTCTTTGTAAGCACCAACATAATCAACGCTTAATGTTTTTGCAGCAGCAGCACCATTTTGTATGCCAAATGAAACTGTTAGTTCTTCATCATCTGGAGCATTAGTGCTAACGACTGTGCCAGCTAAAACGTTGTTTTGGAACACATGAAACTTTTGATCTCTTGGATCATAAATAAAACCAAGTGTCATAAAAGTATCATCTGCTAAAGAGTTTGGTAATGTTAAAGTAGATTGTGTACTGTCTTTTTCTACCACAAAGCTGATTGTTGCAGCTCCGTCTGATTTTAAAAAGAAAATACCATCTGTCACATCTAATGGCGTTGTGTCGGTTAACTGTAAACCAGCAACAATATCAGATTGTGTAGCATCATTTGTTTTAAATCTGATATGGAAACCTATTTGTTTGCCTGCCTCATATTTAAAACCCTCTTTTACAAGCTGAAAAAAGTCATGGTCATTATCGCCAGCAGCGTTTGTTACTAACAATACACCGCCGTCACCGTCGGCTAATGCCTCAGTAGCAGATCCAGTACCATCCTCAGTTGTTGTTATTGTCCAATCGGACGCTAGGTAAGTATCAAAATCATTAAAATATTGATGATACTTATGTGGTGCGGGTGCTTTTAGCTTACCTAATGTACCATCTGAGGTAACATTGGTAACACCCGAAGTAAAATGCGTAGTCATAATCAGCCTCCTATAAAAAATTAGCCATTGCAAACACCATGCTTGCAACAATCATTTCTACAGTATTGATAATACTATTAGGGTGTTATTTGTGCAACTAAGAACTAGCTGTTAATTTTTTAAGTCGGTTTATAGTATTTTTAGCATAAATGTGATGTATTCCAACACCACCTGCCTCTTGCCAAGCTGTAATGTTACTTGCTTTATCATCAATCAACACATGTCCTGGTCTTGCATATATAGCCTTTTCTTTACCTTTTAAAGTGCATGTAACCAACACATCTATATCAACGTGTTTTCTAATCCACTTAAATTTATCTTTTGCTACTCTGTCTCTGTTAATTTCACCAGAGCAAGATAAAATCTCCCAATCTATGCCCGTGCTCTTTATATAATCTACGAGTGTTTGCATATCACTCATAGGTGGTAGATCTAAGAATAAACCTGCATTTGATAATTCTATTTTTCTATTATCGTAATAGGATTGTTTATCGAATGGTCCGTTCAGATACTTAGGACCTTCTACACCTTGGATGAAGTCAGCTAAGACTCCATCCATGTCGACAAATATTTTAGTTATCTCTGTCATCAAGCTACCTTACCGTCTGTTATATTATGAGCTGGATCAGTCTTATCCTCTGTGTAACCAAAAATAGGATCATTGACCTCTCTGACTTCTTTTACAAATTCATCAAAGTCATACTCTTGTTGCTCTGGATATTGCATATATTCCCTATCAACTATATCCCAGCAATCATCAATGACGTAAACTCCATTGTCAAAATTATCAGTGTCAAGACTTCCGTATCTGCCAACACCCAATGATAAAGTTCCTCCAAGTGCATTACCTATTAACTGAGCTAACCTTGCAATTGCGTAAGTTGGATCACTCGCACATCTAATGCCGTATAATTTTGCTACATGAAGAAACGGCTCAACACTATCTCTACCGCCGTTCCAGTGTAAATATAAAGAGTTCCAATTTTCTTTTGGCACATTCTTTTCTTTTATTGTAATAACTGCTCTATTTCCCATTACGCAACCTCCTTTTGGTTATTAATTAATTTACTCACATATATATATTATCAAATATACACAAATATGCAACTATTTACACATATTTATAAAAGTTATTTTAGACATAAAAAAGGGCCAGTTAAGGCCCTTATTTGTAATACTGAGTAAGAAAGTGTATTACAACTTCAATCTATGCACCTTGAGATCCAAAGATTCCTCTCCAATCAGAGAAACCGAATGAATATCTCTCTCTAGCCTTATATCTGATATTGCCAGTTGAGAAGTCTGGTTCCATAGAAGTCTCCATTGGAGATCTTTGGAACATTTTTAGACCTTCGCCTGCTGCTGTCACAGATGTAAGGATAAAGTAAGCATCTGGATCAGTTAGATAATGATTAACTGAATAACCACCTGGCACTACACCAGTGTTGTTAATCGCGTTTAGATCATTGTCAGCTGTTCCAGTTCTGCCTTGAGAGTTAAGTATTCTGTCAGCCACAAAAACAAGTTGCGGCGGGACAATAATTTTGTCCGCTGTAACACTAATAATTAAGCCTCTGTCATCTGTAAAGGTTGATATATCAATAAGATTATCTTCCAATGATGCCTCATTTAAGTCAGCCATAGTAGTTGCTCTGTTTGCAGCTGTACCACCACCAGATAGCGGGTGATCTGTTGCAATTAGAGATTTACCATCACCGCCTGTAAAGCTAGATGAGAAAGCGTTGTTTAAAACATCTGCACCTTTGACTTCCTTAGTGTTAGCCATAGATTTTGCTAATGCTTTTACATATCTCTTACCTAAAGAATCGTATAGGTTATCTTCGACTGCCTCTTCGGTTAAAGCAAACGCTAAACTCACTGTATCGTGTGTATAACGAGCTGTATAACTTTCAGATGCGTTATCGAATTGTACGCCTTGACCCTCAGACTTGAGAGGTGCAGAACCAAATCCTGTAATCAACACTTCTTCTTCAAATGCTCTGTTTGAATCTTCGATTGCGAAAATATCTTCATACTCGTTCTCGTAAGAATCATAGGACATTCCAAAAAGTGCGTTTAACCCAGGCTCTAGCTCTTTTGCTAGTTGTGCTCTTGATATAGCCATTATTTATCTCCTTATGCTAAACCAGCACCTTTTTGTCCCATAATGTGATTTTGTATCACACACAAAACATTGGTGTTAGCCGATGAAACATCGTCGTTATCAGGATCCTGGGATATATCTAGAGCTTTCAGTGGTAAAGTAGCTGTAGTAGCTCCTGTAGTCACGTCAAGTTCCATGTTTGAAATCCCAGACGAAGTATCGCCAACTGGTGATCCATCTACAATGTCGAAATTTCCGAACAAGTCAGCAACAGGCATAGCTGCGTCTGCTTGTACTTCAAAAACAACATTAGGATCATCAATGACGCTTGCAACAATATCCGATGCAGCAATGCTGCCTGGATAATGATTTTTAAACACTGTATCGCCTGTGGTTGGGTCGGTGTACTGAACACCATTAAACACTCCGACAATTGGAACGGTTCCACTTGCGGCATGTCTACCTATCACTCCAGCAGTCAATTGAGTTACAAGATCGCCTTGAAATATTGGAGTTGTAGCTCCACTTGCGATTCTATATCTTGATTGACCACCCGAATAAGGTGCTCCGCCCATCATACGAACAGGTTTACATCCAAATGCGCTATCGTTATTAGCCATTGTATATTCTCCTTATATGATCGTTACTTTTTTCCGAAAGTAACATTAGATCTTCTATCAGAGTCATACTTCACATATCTGCCGTCTTTTTTAGATTCATTAAACATAGAATTGTCTAATGCCTCTTTTTTTCTTGCAGTTTGATCCTCGTAATAAGCATTACGCTCATTCTTGGTTTCAATCGGTATTTTCGCTAATAAAAGACCTTCACTATAAACTAAACCAGCATGTCTTGAATTTTCATCTGCTACAGGTAAAGCAAATTCTGTTGGTAAGTCAGTGCCTCTAACGAGTTCCCAACCCTCCCTTAATCTTCTGCTTACATTAGCAACGTCCTGTTGTCCCAGCATGGATTCTCTTATCCAACGATATTCGTATCCTTCTGGTGGTGCAGGAGTTTCAAGTTTTCTTACTGGTCTCCATGGTTGTCTACGAGTGTTATTAGCGTGATTCTCGGATTCACGGGAATTTCTGGAATGTGTCATGTCATTATTATCTTCTGTTGTCATTTTGCCTCCCTAGACTGTATGCGTTGTTTTTCTTTAGCAACGGACTTTAACCAAGCATCTTCTGACATGCCATGTGGTTTCAATCCACGGAGTCTGGCAACTTCTGTTTTACTGAATTGCACACCGTTCTTTTTGCCTTGTGTTTTTTGCCGACCTCCAACGGAGGCTGAGGCGACTCTTTGCACAGCGGGTCTTTCCTCACTTTGTTCAGCATTATCTGACTGTAAGCCAGGATAAACTTTATAAACTCTTGTATTTAATTCTTCATAATATTCATTTGAATCTGGCTCAAAACCCTCATTAACTAAATTAATGTGAGTATATTGAGCGTACTGTGTTGCTTCTGGATTTTCCCCAAACCAACTGTTCTTAGCTTTCCACTCTAAAGCCTCAGCTGTTGGCTGCACATTTTGTACTTGTTCTTGTTGTTGTGGTTGTTGATAAGTTTGTTGTTGAGACATCTGTTGTGCCTCTGTCTGTTTTTGTTTAGCAATTCTTACCTTTTCTTTTTGTATTGCAACCTCATTTTTTAAACTATCAGCTTTAGATATTAAATCAGCGTCTCCAGAGGCATGTGCTTTTTTGTAAAGTTCAGTTGCCTCACGCTCTTTAATTTCTACTGTTTCTTGTTCTTTATCTAATAAATTTTGTTGATACTGCACTGCAACATTATAGTATTGTTGTACTTGTTGATCTCTTTGTGCTAACTGCTGTTCAAGTTGTGCTGCTTTTTCTTCAGCAGCTCTATTTCTAGCGTTTAATTTATTAATTCTTTTAGAAACACCTTTTGTATAATTTTCTAATTCATCATCGCTTGATGGCTGGGCACTTGTATCTACTTGTGTTTCAGATTCAGTTACCTCTACCTCTATTTCATCAACCTCTGGTTGTACTTGATTTTGTTCGTTTTCTATCGTCATAAGCTCACTATATCATCTGGATTGAGTATTGTGGCGATTACCTCATCATCATTGATGATTCTTACTTCTGCACCATCCTCAAGTTTAAATCTCGAACCAGAGTAGCGTCCAATTAATACCCACTGCTTTTCTTCGCACCAAGGAGTTTCTCCATATCTAGATTTATCGTTATAACATAGCGGTCCTTTTTTTACCACATAAGCCACAACGGTAGCTAGAGCCTCACGATCTGTAGTTTGTTTTGTTAATAAAATACCACCTTCTGTCGTTGCTTTACCCGCATAAGGTAAAACTAACATTCTCCAACCAGTAGGTTGTGGCATCCTATCTAATAATGATTTATCCAGTTTTTCTGGATCTAATACCAAAGTGTCTGGTGCTACATAAGCCTCTGCTACTTTTTTATTTAGTTCAGTATTCTCTGCAGCTGTTGTCATATATCTTTTCCCATATCACTTATTGCGTTTGCAATATAGTATAAAGCAGAAAGTTCTCCTTGCAAATATTTATAATGTTCAATATCTTTTAAGCCACCAGACATTAAAGTTTCTTGTATCTGTGTTTCGCGTTCAGATATAGTTCTTTTAATCTTATCTAAGAGTTGTATTTCGTCCATAGATTAAGATTTTTTTGGCTTACCTCTTTTTTTTGCCGCTGGTTTTTTTGTTGTAGTTTTTTTTGCAGGTGTTTTTTTTACCTTTTTTTTGACTGGCTTTTCTTCTACTACTGTTTCGCCATTAATTATGGCCATCTTTTTTTCAATTCTAGCCATGTTAGCTTGATGAGCTTTTTCTTCTGCTACGCGTTTTGCTTTTTGTTCAATAGCTTCTTGCTGTCTCATTAATTTTTTTTCAGCTCGTAGTTTTGCTATAGCCTCTTTTTTGTATGATGTTGTCATTTAATTCCTCTCAGTTTATTTTCTAATTCAAGTAATTTTAAATCAGCATTTTGTCTTAGCCTATCTACAGCTACATCAAGTTTATCATCTGCTATTTGTTTTTGCACATTGATTCGCTCTTGTTGTATTTGACTCTCAACCATTTTTTCCTGAGCTCTTTGGTCTTGTTTAGCAACAAATTGCTCCGATTCCATATTTAATTCTTTGTCTCTTAAATCTAACTCACGTTTTCTAATATCAACCAACGGATCTTCGCTACCACCCATTCCAACAGACTGTAGAAACTCGCTTGCAAGTTGAGCCATAATTTGCGAGCTAAATTGTTCCATTATCATTTGTATTTGTTGTTGAATTGCAGCCGCCTCTTGAGGAGACACCTGTTGCATTTGTGCTTGTATCTGTTGTATTTGTTGTTGCATTTCTGGTGGCATTTGTTCCTGTGCCATTTGTGCTGCTAAAAATTGTAAATGTTGCATACAATGACTTATTATTAAAGCCTGCACTTGAGGACTTTGTTTTACAAGATCGGTAAGAAACAAACTCTTGTGAGCTTCTAAGTGTGCTTGATGATTTTGTTCTGGAAATGCTTGAGCGGGTTGTCCTAATAACAAACCAGCGTTTTCTTGCCCTGCATCAATAGGCTTTGGAGTCATATCTGGTGGTGGTTGCAATAGTGCATCAACATTATCTACACCTAGAGCAGCATACATACGTTTATACGCCTCGTATATACCCATAGTA